CTGATGGCCAAATAACTATTCTGCCTTTTTTTGGTTTTATTCTTTTAGAGAAATGTAGAAATTCTGTTTCTCCGCCCTCTTCAACATCATTTAAGTATATTGAAAAAACAAAAGCTCTAGCTTCATTATCGAAACCTTTACCATGTTCTATGTGCCAAACATGGTAGCCTTCAGTTGGTAAAGTTTTTTGTATTTTTAAAGTGGTAAATAAAAAATTATCCACATCATAACTTTCTTTAGCTCCAACATTTGTACAATAATTTTGAAATGCTAAATCATAATTTACCATCATCGTTTTAAGTTCTTGCCACCATATATGAATATTACCGCCATGAGAAAAATACTGTTCATCTTTCTTTTTTAATGAAGATGCACGCTCTGACATGTTTCTGTTTAAAGTCTGATTAAATTTGCTTTGATTTTCAAAAAAAGTAACAGCTTTATCACACTCCTCTTTAGTTATGTAATTATCATAAACTCCTATAAAATTATTTATATCAACTGTTTTTTCATTCATTATTATTCCTATAATTTTTAATTAAAATTTGTTTTATTTTTTTATCTCCATCTGCATAAGTTTTTCTATGAACTTTTGAAAAGTGATCATAAGCATGATGAGCAAACACTCCATCTTTCTCTACATAATGAAAAAAAACTTGTGCCATGCCATTTCCTTTATAAACTCCATGTCGTCCATGATTATGGACACAACCTGCGTATAATAAAGCCTCACCCTGATTTAGTTCAATTGTTGAATTTTCTATTATTAAAGGCCAATCATCTAATTTTTTTATACAGGCAGTTATAGATATTTCACAAGCAGGTCTGTCAGTATGTTTTTTTAAATCTCCACCAAATACATAGTAACGCCAGTAAGCATAAGTAGGTAATAATTTTTTATCGCATGCTTCTTCAACTGATTTTAATTTTGTTTCTAAAAATGATGTCATTAAAAAATCATCGTACCAACTAGGAGAAAAAGAATAATCGTCTATTGTATTATTACCTTCCTCGATTTTTTTATCACAATATTTTTGTAATAATGATAATTCATTATCGTTAAAAAAATTTTTTATTATTTTATAATTTAATGTAGCCATGCAACTATGCTGTATCTGTTACCTTTAGTTATTGGTGATATCCCATGTGGATATAAAAAATTACTTGGAAAAAATACTATCGATCCTTTCTGTAAACTTATTTTTTTCACTTCTTCACTCTTTTGATTTGTGAATATTAACTCACCACCTTCGTAATCGTTATTTAAATTAATTATGACACTGACGTGTCTATGTGTGATAGAGTTAGCATCTGTGTGAGTGCTGTACTTACCACCTGGTTTATATTTTAAAAGATCTATTTGATCTACTCTTTTTGTTTCAAGCATAGGAAATTTTATTTTATAGTAATGGTACAATCTTTCAATTTCTTTTCGTACGTAATTAAAGTAAAATGTATCAGTAGGTGTGGATGGTTTTAAGTTATATCCTAAAACATTTCTAACGTTTTTATCTACCTTGTTGCTAATCTCCATTTGGTTTTTAGCTTTATGTTTTATAAATGGTATCATTCTTTTGATGAAAGGTTCTCTAACTATACCATGTATATCTACGATGGCTTCTCTATAATCCATTATATTAAAACTTTTATTTCGTAAAAATTTATTATACATATTGTTATGATACAAAACATTAGATTTCAATAATGAATTTATATTATTCTGTGCCTGGCAAAATTTGGTGGATACATAATTTTCTAGATGTAGATATGTACAAAGGTATTCATGACGCTATTATTAAAGAACGTAAAGAAATAAATTTACATACTTCAAAAGGTGTTTGGGAAAATGGTTTAATAGAAAGATTGAACCCTCCGCTTAGAACAAGCGTAAGTAACTATCAACCTTTTGAAAAATTAAAATCTTTAGTAAAATTGAATCCATTTTTTGAATTTGAAGAGGTAACAAAAATGTCATGCAATATTCATTATATGAAAAAAAGTTCTGGTATAAATTGGCATAATGATGGTAGTTGGAAGTATGGTGCAACTTATTACATAAATAATAGGTGGAATGCAAACTGGGGTGGTGAATTTATGTATGCCGACTCTACAGCGTATGGTTGGCTGCCTTTAAAAGGTAATTCTTTAGTTATTATAAAATCACCTTTTCAACATAAAGTTAACCCTGTCCTAACTGATATTATGCCCAGAATTAGTGTACAAATCTTTATGAAGTGAAATAGATTTCAATAATCTATTATGGTATAATTACGAATGCCTTTAACAAGTGTACCTATACAACCAGGATTTAATAAACAAGTCACCGAAACGGGTGCTGAGGGACAATGGGTTGATGGAGATAATGTAAGATTTAGATATGGCTTACCAGAAAAAATAGGTGGTTGGTCACAACTTTCAACATCAACTTTAGCAGGTAATGCGAGACATCAGCATATGTGGACTGATTTAGATGGTAGAGTTTATGCTGCTATTGGAACTGATAAATGTTTATTAGTTTATTATTCAAACACATTCTATGATATTACACCTTTAGCATCGACAATATCAGGAGGCACCTTCACCTCAGTAAATGGATCGCCTACCGTTACAATTAACAAATCAGGAACTAATCTTGTTGCTGGTGATTATATAATTTTAGACTCAGTAACATTACCAGGTGGAGGGGCTACAGGTTTTTCAACATCTGATTTTGATGGTATTATTTTTGAAGTGCAGTCTGCAACATTTGCATCTGTAGTTATAACCATGCCATCTAATGAAACAGGCACTGGTATGACAGCCGCTGGAGCAGTGTCAATAAAACCTTATGTAGACTTTGGCCCAGCTTCACAAACTTTTGGTTACGGATTTGGTACAGGTCTTTATGGAGGTACAGTTTTAAATCCTGTGCAAACAACCTTAAACGGAGCCTTAAATGCAGATACAGCAGGTACGGGTGGATCAGGGACTAGTATAACATTAACCTCAGTTGCAAACTTACCGACATCAGGCGTTGTGTTGATTGATAATGAGTTAATTACGTATAGCGGTATATCAAGTAATGATTTAACTGGTATAACAAGAGGGGCTAACGGAACAGCGACACCGGGCACCTCAAACGGACAAGCTCATTCTAATGGTGCCACAGTCACTGATGCATCTAATTTTACTGGTTTTGGTTCATCTTCAGGCACATCCTCTGTAATTTTAGAACCTGCTAATTGGTCTTTAGATAATTTTGGACAACAGTTAATTGCAACTGCAAAAAACGGTAAAACATTTTCTTGGAATCCTATTAATGCGAATCCTGCTGCTTTGACAACGAGAGCTGCTGCATTATCTAACGCACCAACTGCATCAGTTGCCTCNATTGTTTCTGAGAGAGATAGACATTTAATAATATTAGGAACAGAAACAACAATTGGTACAACCTCTACTCAAGATAAACTTTTTATTAGATTTTCAGATCAGGAAGATGCAACTAATTACACACCAACATCAACAAATACAGCAGGTACTTTCAGATTAGATAGCGGCACTAGAATAGTAGGAGCTGCAAAAGCTAAAGATTATATTTTAATTTTAACAGATACCGCTGCTTATGTGATGCAATTTGTTGGACCTCCATTTACATTTTCGATTCGTCAAGTAGGGTCAAACTGTGGAGCGATAGGTCAACATTCTATACAATACGTTGATGGAGCAGTTTATTGGATGGGTCAAGCAGGGGGATTTTTTGTTTATGATGGAACAGTGAAATCATTACCATGTTTAGTAGAGGACTTTGTTTTTACCACAGGTGGAGATAATTTAGGTTTAAACTTTAGCAGTGGTGAAATCATATATGCGGGATATAATACTTTATACTCTGAAATAAATTGGTTTTATCCTAAATCTGGATCTACAAATATTGATAGAGTTGTAACTTACAATTATTCAGAACGTGTTTGGACTACAGGAACATTATCAAGAACAAGTTATTATGATGCAACTTTGTTTGATAACCCATATGCAACTGAATTTAACTCAACAGGAGTTCCTAGTTTTCCAGTAATTCAAGGTATTACAAATACTAGAGGGGCTACCACATATTATGCTCATGAGGAGGGCACTAATCAGGTCGCAGCAAACGGCACATCTACAGCAATAACTTCTTTTATAAAGTCAGGAGATTTTGATTTAGATGTTGAGGGTAATGGTCAATTTTTTATAAGTATGAGAAGGTTTGTTCCCGATTTTAAAGTATTGACTGGTGATGCTAAAATATCAATATTACTTAAAGATTTCCCAGTTGACAATGAATCATCCTCTCCTCTTGGACCCTTTACAATCAACAGTTCAACGACTAAAGTAGACACTAGAGCTAGAGCTAGATTTGCTAGTTTAAGAGTAGAAAATACTTCAGTGAATCAAAGTTGGAGATACGGAACTTTTAGAGCTGATACACAACCAGATGGTATGAGATAATGAGTAGACAAGAATATTCAGCAAAACAAACTCAAACAGGTAAATCACCTGGAATGGGCACTTCATCAAGAAGACCTAATTATAATCCTGGTGGAGGTTTACAGGATAGCAAAAAACCATCTGATAGTGGACGTAAACAACAAGCTGCTTTTTTAAGACAAAACCCACCTGCAACATTAAATGTTTTAAGAAGAGAAGGAGTGCCTTTAATCCCTATGGGAGTTCCAGGCGGGCAAGTGATGAACATTTTAAA